CCCTCACCCGAGGCCGGTGCAAGGAATGGGCCAAACTTTATCTGATTGCGCCGGAGACGTGACTGAATGCCCACGGAAGGTCTCAAGCGCTCGGTGATGCAGTCGCTCGAGCGTGGCCTCGACATCCTCACGATGGTGTCCGAGGACGAGCGCGTCACGTTGTCTGCAGAAGAGGTGGCGGCAGCCCTTGGGGTGCCGCGCAGTACGGCCTACCGCCTCCTGGCGACACTGCGCAGGAAGGGCTTCCTTCAGCAAGCGGGCGGAGCACGCCTGGGCATCGGCCCCCGGCTTGCAGCCCTGGCGGTGGTCGCCAGGTCCGGCTTCGACCTCTCTTCGCTCGCCCGCCCGGTTCTTGAGGAGTTGGCGCGCGCCAGCCGCGAGACTGCATTCTTGACGGAGCGCGCGGGCAATTTCGCCGTCTGCACCGAGCGATGCGAGAGCCGAGAGCCGCTGCGCCTGGTACTTGACCGTGGCGAGCGCGTCCACATGCATGCGGGAGCTGCCGGCAAGGTCATCCTCGCCTGGTTGTCCGATGCCGAGCGTGACGCGATCCTGAGGAAACCGCGCCCGGCCTATACCGACCGGACCCAGACCGACCTTGGCGCGATCCTGAGCGCGCTGCGGCGGATTCGCGAGCTGGGCTATGCCTACACGGAAGGGGAGACAATCGCTGGCAGCGCCGGCATCTGCGTGCCCGTGCTCAATGCCTCGCAGCATCTGCTGGGGGCACTCAGCCTCACCGGCCCTGCCTTCCGCTTTACAGAGCGCGTCGCGCTCGGACATCTCGAAGCCCTCAATGCTGCCGCTCGGCGTATCGCCGAAGGCGCAGAAACGTTTCTCTTATCCGCAGGCCCTCCTGTTACACCGAATGTCATAGAATGGGAATGAGGCTTTCGGCGAGTCTCATTTGATGGAAATTTTGCCAGACGGCTGCCGCTTTACTCAGCAACGGACAAGGTAGCGCCGTCTAGCGCGAGCAACATCGAAGCGACTGTCGGATGGGTTCTATCGCCGCCGGAAGGTTTGGTTTCTCGACTCTGGTGCGAGGGAAATGGAGGGGTGCGTGCAGCCCGACTCACAGGTTCCGCCGCGCCCGCTGCATCGCGCGGGCGGCGTCGGCGGCGATCTGACCCTGGCTCTGGCGGAAGCTGCCCGCATCCGGCGTCGAGATGTTCATCACCACGTTGACAGGTGGCCGGTTGTCGCGCGCCGTTCCCATAGCCGCGACCTGTGCCCTGGAGAGCACCATCTCGCCGCGCTGCAGGATGGCGGGCACCTCGTCGGCGCGCAGCCCCGCCATGCCGCCGTCATGGAGCCGGGATGCGCCGGCGAACGCCAAGGCAGGAACCAGATGCTGCGGGGCAGGGTCCCCCACGACGCCGCCCTGGTGGAAGATGCCCGCCAGCAGCCCGCCGCCACCGGACTGGCCGCCAGGGAGCCCGCCACCCGAGCCGCCGAGCGCTGTCGCCAGGGGTCCCAGGATCGCCGAGCGAATGGCGATGCGTGTGATGTCGGCCTGAATGCTGTCGGCGAGGCCCTTGAAGTCGATCTTGCCGCCGGCCACGAAGCTGGCGAGCGCGTCCTCGCCGCTGCGGAAGGCGCCGGCGAGAACACTGCCCAGTCCCTTGCCCCATGTCATCGCGTCGTCGGCATAGCGAGCCAGCTCGTCACGCACCACGGCCCAGCCGGTCGCGACCTGGTCCGCGGCAGCGCCGATCGCCTGGCCGGCGGTCCGGCTGGCTTCCGCGGCACCTGCCGCGGATCCGCTCAAACCTCCGGCTTCTCCTGCCGAGCCGCCACCCGCACCGCCGATCGCCGCGAAGGCCGTATTCAGACGCTCGGTCGCCGCTGCCGCGTTCTCGATCTCCGTATGGGTGCCAGCCATGGCCTCACGCAGCGCGGCCACGGAGGCGAGCGGCGCACCGGCAAGCTCCCCGAGCGCCACTGCGGTGTCACGTGCACGATCGGCCGCGACACGCGCATCCTCCGCGACCGTCGAAAGACCGAGGTCCGGCGCGTTGAAGGCATTGGTCTCGAACGCGGCCGCGAAGGCTTCACTGGCTGCGGAGCCAGCGCGATCGGCGGCGCCGGCGAGCTGGTTCTCGAACCGCCCGAGATCGATCTTGGGAATCAGCGTGATCGGCCGCTCGATGCCGATGGCCGCAAGACCGGCGTTCACGCCCTCCAGCAGCTTGTTGATGCCGTTGACGGCACCGTTCAGCATCGCCTCCAGGCCGGCGATCAGCGCATTCGCCGCCTGGATCGTCAGGTCGCCGATGGTCCGGGGCAGGTTGCCCCAGATGACGACCATCGCTTCGAAGGCGCCCTGAAACGTGCTGACCGTCCGATTGCCGAAGGTGACGACCGCCTCGAGCGCACTTGCCAGCGCCTCCGCCACACTGGCCTGGTTGCCGCTCCAGGCAGCGCTGATGCGGGCCTGCAGGATCCCGGCCAGAATCCCGATCCGCTCCCAGACGTCGCTCGCCACGTCGCCGAGCAGACCGAGCGCCACACCGAAGCCACCGCTCGCCTGGACCAACCGACCGAACTGGTAGATCAACTCGCCGGCCGCTACGACGAGTGCCCCGATCCCTGTGCGGATCAAGGCGCCCCGCAGGAGCACGAGGGCGGTGGCGAGCCCGCGCACCGAGGCGGCAGCCACCACCATGCCGGCGACCCAGCGGCCGGCGACGAAGGCGGCGAAAGCAGCGGCGCTCGACACCAGCCGGCCGATATTGTCGAAGAGGGCCCGAATGGCCTGGCCAAGTGGACCCGTCGTGCGCGACAGCGCCGCCAGGGCATCGGCCACCGCCTCGAGCGCCGGTGCTGCGGCGACGGCCAGCTGGTTCGACAGGCCGCGCCAGACGAGGCCGAGCCGGGAGATCGCATCGTTCGTGCGCTCGATCTGGTCGGCGTCCTGCTCGGAGACGACCACACCGAAGTCGCGGACATCCTCGGTCGCCTGCCGGAGCGTGCCGGTGTCGATCCGGGAGATGGCGATGCTGCCTTCCTCGCCGAACAGCTGGCCGGCAACGGCCGCGCGTTCGGCCGCCGGCACGAAGTCCAGGATCGCCTGGTTGATCCGCCCGACGCGTTCGTCGAGCGGCAAAGCAAGGAGCGTCGACGCCGAGAGGCCGAGCCGTTCCAGGGCGGCGACGGCCGGCCCGGTGCCGGCTGCCGCCTGGCTGAGGCGGCGGGTGAGATCCTTGGTCGCCTGCTCGATGCCGGACATCGACACACCTGCCAGCTCGCCGGCACGCTCCAGAATCTGGATGCTCGCGACCGTGGTGCCGAGCGACTGGGCGAGCTTGGCCTGAGCGTCGACGACCTGGAGGCCTGAGCGGATCATCGCCGCGGCCCCGGCGGCGAAGGCCGTGGCAGCGGCGGCCGCGGCGATCTGCAGGCGGCGATAGAAGGCGGCGACCCGGGTGTTCGCCGCTTCCATCTCGCGCGACAGCCGCCGCATGCTGCTCTCGCCGGCCTCGCCGATGCCCTGCAGCTCGGCCCGCACCTCGCGACCGCCGACGACGGCGAGGCGAACGGAGACGCGCTTCTCAGCCATCGTGGTCAGCCCTGATCTGGGCGTTGAGCCCACGCACCATCATGCCTTCCACTTCGGGCAGCAGCTCGGCGCAGGCCAGCAGGTCGATGCCCAGGGCATCGGCCAGCGCGAGTGCTGCTGTCATGTCGAGGCCGAGGATGGCCCCCGGCACGGCCCGCAGCTGGCCCGTAAGCCGCTGGGCCAGGTCCCAGACCTGCCAGCCCTCGATGGTCAGCGGCCGGTTCAGGACGGCGGGGCACTCGCTGCAGGTGCGGGGGCAGGAGCGGCAGTACCGGTCGCCGCCGCTGAAGTGCCATTGGCTGAGGGCGCTGAGCCGTTTTTTTCCTGCTCCAGCAGCAGGCCCTTGGAGACGTAGCGCAGCTGGAACGCCTCGAAGAGCGGCAGGATGTCGAGCAGTGCCTCGATCCCCTCCGGCGTCACCGGAACTGGCACGCCGTCCGCGTCGCCGACGCCTTCCCAGTCCAGCACAACGAGCCGTGCGAGGGCCTTGGCCATGGTTACCGCGATGGTCTCGTTTGATGCGCCTTCGGCCAGGCTGGCGACCGTCGGATCACTGCGGGCGGCCGCCATCAACGAGGTCGTCAACGGAGCGACACGCAGGCGCACGCCGTGGCCGAGATCGAGCCAGCGCGGCTCACGCGATAGGTCCAGGCGGATCATGATGATGTCCTCAAACGTAGCTGGTGACGTCGTTCAGGAGATGGGCGCGCAGCATCGTGCCTTCGCCGTCGTCGAAGGCGGCGCGCCAGTCGAAGCTGGCCTCGACCCCGCCGGGGCCGGAGACCGAGTACTTGGGCTTGGGCAGGAAGACCCGCGGCAGCTCGAAGCGGAGCGCATAGCCCTCGGGAAAGCTGAAGCCATACTCGAGGCTGACCGGATCACCATTGGCGGCCTCGGCCACCAGCGTGGCGCCGTCGAAGCGCACCGCCATTGACCCCTCGGCCGAGGCGAAGGTCGGATCGGCCGCCTCGATCTTGCCGTCCTCACGAATGACGCGAACGCGTTCGAGGTTGTTCGAGAAGGTGAGGCTGCCGCCGGTGACGCCGGCGAGCGCCGACCCGCCACGGCGGATGAAGCCACGGCCCTGGCTGAACCGGCGCAGCGAGTAGGCGTCCGGACTGACATCGAGGGTGGCGGTGTATTGCTCCTCACCCTGCGCCACCAGCTGGAGGCGGGCGTTGGCCGGCCCCTCCTGGCCCATCTCGAAGTTGAGGCTCTCCATCACCGTGCCGAGGTGGCGGAAGAACACCGGCATGGTCAGCTTGGGGTGGCCGACCTCGATGGTGTAGCTCGGGATGTCGTCGGCACCGCTCTCCCAGACATGGGCATAGCCGCCGCCGGTGAGGTTCGCGGCCGAGACGGTTGCAGCAGAGGTCGCGAGGGTGAAGTTGTTGCCGGTAGGGCCTAGCGTGTCGAAGGTCACTGTAAGTGTCTCAGTGCCGGTCGGTCGCGCGTAAGTGCATTTGGCGATCTCGGCATCGGCCGAGCTGTTGAGGTCGTCTACCAGCGCGTCCAGGGTCTGGATCAACGTACCCTGGATCTCCGTCTCGTTGCCCGAAGCCGTGCCCGAGACGAAGGTCCAGATCGTGCCGCCTAGAGTGATTGTGTCGCCGAGCGCCGGGTTTGCGGTGAAGGCGATCGAGCCGGTGGCCGCCACTGCCGTCGTCACCGGATTGCCGAACAGGCCGGTCAACCAGAACCCCGTGCCCCGCAGATCGAGCGGGATCTCGAGCTGCCCCTCGTCGGTGACGAGGCCGCGATAGGGATCCTGGGCGTTGCGGCCACGTCCCAGCAGCGGGTCGTCGCCGAGCGGCTGTGCCGCGGACAGGTCCGTCGACTTGAAGTCGAGGCTTCGATAGCCGGCGAGCGGCGCCACGCCGTAGGCAGCCTCGCGGCAAGCCTTCAGCGTGGCGTCCGCACCGTAGGCGCGCACCTTGGGCATCACGTGATCTCCAGAAAGAAGAGGTCAGGCGGTGAGCGGATCGCTGACCAGGTATTCGACGGTGACGATGAGCCTGGCGGTGAGGATCGGCGCCGCGCCCTCGATGGCGAGGGCGCCGGTCTCCGGAGCAGAGGGCGTCAGATTCTCGGCGAGCCCGCCGAGCAAGGGATCGATCCTGAGCGCCGCGCCGATCGCGCCGAGTAGCGCATCGAGCGCGGCCTCGCCGCCGCCGGCCGGATCGCGTGCCATGTAGGCCTCGATCTCGACGCGATGGCTGTAGAACTCAGTGCGCGGGTTGAGCGTCACGTCCGGTTCGCCGGGATCGCCGTCGCGTAGGATCACGAGGCCGGCGTCTGGCACACGCTCGGGCAGCACCTCGTTACGGCGGACGGTGGCGTGTAGCCCCAAGAGCCGTTCGTACAGCGCGGTGAGGATGGTTTCGCGAGGAGTGGGCATAGTGCTTTGGCGGATCCTTCACTACGCGACTTTCGGAGTTTGCTCCGAATCGGACTTCAAAAATGTCCAGTTCCGGGCATGGAGGCAGCCCCAACACTGCGCGCGTCCATCTGCGACGTGCAACCCGATTGCAGACATCTGCCGCCGATGCGCTCCGGGCATCTGCCGGCGCTGTGGTCGCGTTACGGCGCAGCCGATCTATGTTTTCGGCACTACCCGATCTATTAGCCGCTTGTCGAAAACGAGCAGCTGGTGGTCGACATCAGCCACGAAGTTCTTGACTCTGGTAAGATCCTCACTCGTGGCAATCAAGATCTGAGCCCCTGACTTGGCGATTCGCGCCGCCTCTGCAATGAGGCCTGCCACGCTCGTTTCCGCCGCCTCCTGCTGGCGCGGCTCGTCGAAGATGACTAGCCCCGGATGATTAGTCGTTCGTGCCCGCGACAGGTCGAGGAGGCCGAGTTGGTAGGCCCACTTAAGGCGGATGCTATCACTCGCTGAGAGCTCAAAGCCGATTTCGAAACCCTCCTTCTCCGGACGGTACGTGTCAACGGATACAGTCAGATCCTCAGGCGGAAAGGTGATGAAGCCGTAATGCGCGAGTTGCGTCCTGATAGATGTCTCAAGTGCGCGGATTTTGCCGAGGTCGGCGGCGCTAAGTCGCTCCGTCGGCAATCCGGCTTTCTGAGCGAGCAGGTCGGCCCACGCTGCGGCTTGGTCGGCCAGCCTGTTCACTTGTTCCGCGAAGCGCGCCTCGGCGTTTCGCAACTGGTCGAGGCGTTGCTCGATCCGCACACGCTCTTCGATGAACGAGGCCGACGCGGCGTGCGATGGCGCAACGAGATCCGCCTTCAGCGCACGCAGGCGTGATGATAGCCTTCGCGCCACCTCACCAGTCGCGACAAGCTCGAGGTCGAGTTCGCTGATAATTGCAACGGAGCGATCGGCCAACTGCTTGAACGCCCTCCGCTGTGAGTCAATATAGTCGATGTTATCCTCAACAGACATGACTTTATCCAGTGTCCCCTGAGGAAGTAGGGCGTCATCAATTGGCTGCTCGCAAGTTGGGCAATGATCATGACTAAGCTCTCGCACCAGCATTGAGCCAAACTTCCGTAGCTTTAGGGCATCCTTATTTTTCTGAAGATCTTCATCAAGCTGTACAATACGCTGTTTGGTCGACGCTTGTTGCACAATCTCGGTTTGTCGCGCTCTAAAAATTTCGGCACGCTCGGAATTCAGCGTATGTATTTCTGAACTCAACCCTTCGACTTCGGCAGCCACGCCTTCGGCGACGCTCCCGACCTCTGGAATCGTTTGCTCCTCTAGTTTGGTCATTTGGGCCGCGAGATCGGCGAGCCGCTTTTCAAGCCTACGCCACTCACCAGCCTCGAAAACCTCAACGAAAACGTCGCGTACCTCACTTGCGAAGGCGGTAGGAGTGCCGGGAAGGCGAGCCACCCGCAGTCCAGACGCGGTGGCCGACGCGCCAATGGCATCGACGGTCTTGGCCCACTCCACGCGCGCAGCGTTGATCCGCAACTCGATGTCCTGCCGCCGGAGTTCCATCTCGTGAGTGTCGAGTTTCAAGAGAAATTCGACAGAGCGGCGATGTACTTCACGGATGCGAAATTGCGTGGGAATAGCGCCCGGAATCGTTGACCAGCCCACCTTCTGCTCGACAAAGAATAGCGGGAATACTGTCTCGATGTACAACGGGCACTCTCCACCATCGTATCGCTTCACGACTGGCAGCTGCCAGCCCATGAATTCCGCCAGCCTGCGGTGGAATCCGGCCTCGCGCTGTGCGGCGCCCGGATCAATTACAAAATAGTCTCGACGCTGGTATTCTCCCGCTCCATTAGTCAGCTCGGGGCCTTCAACCACGCTCACGAGCCTCTTATCGGTCATTGCGACCACGTTCCGACGGACTGTCATCCGCTCGCCGGCGGCGTTCTCGATTTCGACGGCGACGAAAGATTCAAGGATATCGTAACGCTCCGCTGTGCTGGGATCTTCGACGTAGTCGCGCATGGCGTAGGACAGGGGGATCTCCCTTTTGGGGCTGAGCATTTGCTCAAGGCCGAGCGCGTACAAGAAGGCGTGGAGTACTGTCGATTTACCCGATGTATTAGGTGCATGAAGCACAGTCAGACCGCCGTTCAAGGTAACGTCGGTGCCGTACAGTCCGTCGGTAGTTTGCGCACGAAGGCGGATGTGCTTGATCTGTAGCGACATCAGAAAGACTCCATCTTTATGATGCTGTCGACCATCTTTTCGGTCGCAATCCTTCCGATCTCATCCAAAAATGTCGTCTCTTCGACTAGCACGCCAGCCTCTCGGACCTTGTCGGCAATGGCCTTCCCCGCTTCTGTCAGCGTTAGCGCCTTGCCATTCTGCATCTCGACGAGACCATTCGCTTTACCAAACGCAATGGCTCGATTCACCCACGGCTCGATCCGGACAGAGAGCTGGGCAGGCGACCGGTTTCGCGCCAGGACTTGGCGCGTCTCCGCCCTAGATCGTGCGCCGCGGCTGAGATGTGCGAGAAAATGTACCTTCTGTAGGCTGCACCGCATGCCCTTCGATGAGGCGAGGACCAGCAGCAGCAGCGCTTGTCCCCAGCCAACGCGAAGGTCTCCCGGGATTGGTTCAGGCCGTGCGGTCACGGTGAAGTCACCGGTTAAGGCGGACTTGAGGCGGGCAATCTCCTTCATGTCATTCAAGCCTCAGCGGACAGCGCATCAGCCACTCGCTCACCGCACCAAAGGCAATCGTCTCGGCGAATCCCGGATCGAGATTTGGAACTGCGGCGAGGATGCTCGACTTTAGCCCCTCGATCTCGGCATCAAGCCGGTCGATGTTGCCGGCGCCTCGCGATCCAAGGCCAAGTCGCCGCAACCTCTGTGCGGCAAGGCGGGTCACATCTTCGAAAGCGTCTGGAGCGCTCTCTCGCAAAGCCTCTACAATATTCTGGGACTCGAGCGATACACGGAGCGCCACTTCGACTGCATCATCAAGCGCGCTAAGGTCGGCGAAGCGTATCTGAAGCTTTCCACGGAGATTCGTGGTCAGATTGTGGTCCCCACTGGCGACCGCAACAACTTCCTCATGGCTCGTTGGTGACACGACCGGCCGAATTCGCTTGCGCAACTGCGCGCGGCGCTTCCAAGAATCATCGTCGAAGTCCGATCGGTCGTGCACCAATACCTGAAACTCGCGATCGACGTGTGGGAGGTCCTTGGTGACTACCTCCGCCGTCTTCTTCATCGCGTGCTCGACCACCTCCCTGCTATCGTGCAGCGGAACGGCAAGTATCCAGCGCTTGATCTTGTATCCGTCGAACATCCGCGCCGCCCCCTTCGACGGGTCGCAGAACTTTCCGACGTCGGTCGTCATCTTCGTTTTCTGCTTCGTGGCTCGGGCGGCGACGTCGACAGGCTCCTCTACCGCATAGCACTGGTAGACAACACGCCGATCAAGGCAGAAGTAGTCTAGCCCGCAGTCGCCCTTGTGCTTCGCCGGCACCTTTTGGACGTTCTCAGCGCCATACCGATCTTGGAGGAGTCGAAGGACGTGCAACTCCCACTCGTGCCCATCCCATGCCTCGTAATCGGCCACCACCCGCGACTAGCTCTGAATGACGTCGGTCTGGTGATCCGGAACGAGGCTAAGGCCTGCGACCTTATGCAAAATCTTCTCCTCTGCTCGGCAATCTACCGAGCAGTCACGCCTTACGCAAACGAGAATGGGCGAATGTTTTGTACCGTGACGGCATGAGGGAAAGGAGTGCAAATCGCCGTTTATCGTATGCGCCCCTCCACCCACTTCCCCACGACGAGCCTCGGCAAGGCCTCATGCGCCCGCACAGCATCCCGGACAAGGTCCAGCCTTTTCGGCAACTTGACCTGCGGCACCAGCAGGAAGATCGGCACCGTGGCGGCACCTCGCCCAGTCTTCGAGCGCGAGCGCACCGCCCGGCCTCTGGTGTTCAGCCGGGACTCGGCGACGAGCAGGCTGGGGCCTGAGCGGCGGTAGACGAAGCGCAGGCGCAGACCGTTGCGGCGTTCCCATTCGCCGGGGGTGATCCGGCCACCGCGCAGCGACCGGCCCGCGGCTGGCGTCGGGATCGCCAGCCAGAAGCCGTTCCTCGAGCGGATCAGTGGGCCGGTGTCGTGGGCACCAACGATCACTGGCGCCTTCGACCAGACGACGACGGCGGCGTTCAGGCTTTGGCCGGACTTGGGATAGACCTGACTTTGGATCGTCTTCACCAACCGCGTGCCGAGTCCGGCACCGACGATCTGCGCCCGCCAGGCAGCTTTGAGCCCTTCGCCCGCCTGCCGTACGGCGATGCTCGCCGCCTTCTCGCCGGCTCTGACCTCCTCGGCCATTAGCTGCCCGAGGCTGCCGACAATGCTCGCGGTGAGCTTCATGCCGGCCGCAGCTCCGCTGTCCAGATGAGGCGCTCGCTGTCGCGCACGGGCTCGCCCTGGACCCGGTAGAGGTCGCCGTCGATCTCGATGGTATCGCCGGCGGCTACGACAGGCACCTCGACCGTGCGCAGCTCGACTACGGTGGTGTCGGCGAGCAGCCGCGTCTCGCCGAAGCCGCCGATGCGGTCGGGCTGGCGCAGCACGATCCGCACCGTCACCGAAGGTCCCGTGCCACCTGCCCGCCAGGCGGCGTCCTGTGCGAGGTGGGGGTCCAGAAAAAGCGCATCCATAGCTGCGGCGAACGCATTCATTGTGCTATGCCTTTGCGTGGTCGATAAGCCAATGTCGTGCGGCAAGCGCCCAGGATCCATGAAATATGGTCACGACTCCATCGCCGGTGATTAAGACCTATCCCAAGCGCGGGCCACTACAGCAATTCCGATTGGCTACAGTTGCAGCTTTTCGATGTTTTCGCTGTGGCACAACGAAAAAATCGAAGTTGATCACTGTATACGCAGATGATTGGTCAAAGCGACTTTGTAATGGCTGCTATGGTCAACTTCTGTCTATCTACGAAATAAAAGAGGGGGCAGATCGTGATGAAAGCAAGGCAGAAAATTTAGCGAACCTGCTTTATTCAATGGTCAAGATAGACGATCAACGGGGAGCAGAACGACTGCTATTGGCGTCGGAAGCTCGGGCGAAATATTTGTCGCCAGAGACATTGCGTTTTCTCGCTACTGCCGAATTCCTCGCCGATAAGCTCGGCACTGATCAACAACTAGAGTGGTCTCCCGCCATAATAGGCTTGTGCAAGGCAGTTGAACTGGAAATAATTAACAATATTGTCCGACCGCTTGCGAACAGGACAGGCGGCATGGATCTGTCGATCGACTTGGACGACAAGGACATAGCCCGCGTCGCGACATTCTGCGCAAATCAAAATCGAAAACCACCAGAGCTTGGCGCCATTGCCCATTTCCTGCAAACCGTTATCCACAGCCGAAATAGGCGGAACACAAGCCAGCTGTTGCAGTCATTCATGCAGCTAGCATCTGATTGGACAGGTTCACATTGGATCCTGGATCAGAACGGCCTACATCGATCGCTCACAAGAATAACAATCGACTTCAGGAACAAGGCTGCTCACATCGATGAGTTAGCGGAATTAGATTACCGAAATTGTAGACAAATCGTCATGGGCCCTGAGGGAGTTCTTTGGAGACTTGCCACGTCCGTGGAGAAACATCACTAGCTGCGCCCGCAAAATGATTCATTTGTGCACGCCCCGCCATTCAATTGCTGCTGTGGATGCGCACCGCCAGGCGCGGCCGCTTGTTGACCGGCAGGATCGAGGCCTCGGTCTTGACCTCGATGGCGCTGCCGTCGGGCCGGGCGATCTGCCTGGCATAGGTCGGCAGGCCCATGGTGTTCACCGTCTCGATCAGGTTGGCGGGCGCCCCGTAGGTGACGAAGGTATCGAGCGTGCCGAGCGGGAAGGCGATGCCCTCGCCGGCCGGGATCAACGTCTCGGTGCCGCCGGTCGAGAGGGTGACCGTGGCGTTGTACTCCTCGAAGAGGATGCCGCCGAAGGGAAAGCGCCGGCGGGTGTCCTCGCGCAGCGGCTGCGCCCCGGTCGAGGAATAGTACTTGTAAGCCTCCTCGACCTTGGCATGACCGATCAGCTTGTCGAAAAAGCCGGGCGAGACGAGGGCCAGCACGCCGGTCATGGCCTCGCCCTTGAGCTCGGTCTCGACCTTGCGGAGCACGTCGCGCACCTTGGCCTGGACCTGGGTGCCGGCGGTGCCCAGCACGAAGTCGGTCTCGAGCTGCGCGAGGCCGAACTCGGTGAAGTAGTTGTAGAGCGTGCTGCCCGCACCGTCCTTGACGATGCCCCGGAGCGCGTTGACCTCCATGTACTCCCGCGTCTGGGCGTGCTTGACCCGCATGCGGGTGAGCTTGCGCTCCATCACGGTGGCCAAGGGATCGGCCGCGTCGGCGACGCCGAAGCCGCGGATCCCCTGTATGTCCTGGGGCGTGATGACGTCGTCGTGCGGGATCCAGGGCACGGTAAAGGAGCGCATCGAGCGGGTGTCGCGGTTGGCGACGGTGGCAGGGCCACCGAGCGGCACCGTCGGCAGCAGGTTGAGGACACCCTCGGCCTGCTCGATGATCACCGAGCGCTGGGTGACACCCTCGAAGCGGAACAGGCCCATCTGCCCGAGCCGGGTGTAGACGTTGGGCAGGATGTTGATGGCCTGGGTCATCTCGGCGAGCGTGTAGCCGCCCGAGTCGAAGGGATTGATGATGGCGACCATGGGATGGGGTCTCCTGAGGAGCGTGAGACGGGAAGTTTGGAATCAGGCCGTGTCGCGGGGGACGATGCCGGCGGCGCTCAGCTCGGCATGCTTGGCGGCGATCTCGGCCGGCTGGTCGACCGAGGCGTCGAGGGTGAGCGCCGCCTTGGAGACGATCACCGGCCCGCGGGCGACGACGAGACCAGTCCTGTCGCCGGCCGTGGCATCGACCGCCTCGATCAGCACGGCGACGGCGAGCTCGGCCCCTTCGTCACCGGTGACCTCGGCGGCCGGCGAGAGGCGGTGCTTGCCCGAGGCGGTGATCCGGCCGAGCACGGCCCCGAGCGCATAGCTCGTGCCGGCCTCGAGCGTCACGACCTCGCGGCAGTAGCTGCCGTCGAGCTCGTACTTGAGAAGATCGCCCAGGGTAGGCGACTTGGTCAGGACAGGCATCGGTCAGCTCCTCATGCCTTGGCGTTGGCGGTGGCCGCACGCTCGCGCGCACGGCGGACGATCGGACTGTCGCCGGCGGTGGGGGCCGGCGGTGCCGCCGCGACCACGGCACTCGCCTCGGCCCGCTGGCTCAGCGCGTCTAGCACCGAGCGGCGCAGCGCCTCCGGCTTCAGACCCCTGGCCATGGCGTCGGCCGCATCGATGGCGATGCCGAGCCGGCCCGCCTGCGCGGCGACGGCGGCGATCTCGGCGTACTCGGCGCGCAGCCGCTCGGCGGTGTCGCCGGGCGACGGCTCGGGTGCCGCCGGCTGGACGGGTGCCACTGGCGGTGCGGTGCTTGCCGGCTTCCCTTCCGCGGTGTCGCTGGGCTCCGTGGCGGGTGCCTCCGGTTCGGCGGGAACGGCGTCCTCGACAATGGTATCGGTCTCGCTGGTCATGGAGGGGGTTCTCCTCGATGGCTGAAGGACAAGGGTGCGTGAAGCGGTGGCGGTGGCGGCCGGCTTCGGGGCCGGCCGGTCGAGCATGGCGGTGAGATCGGCGAGCGCCTGGTCCAGGCTGCCGAGCTGGTCGGCGAAGCCGGCATCGATGCCGCGCCGGCCGCGATAGACGGCGGCCTCCGTCGCCCGGACGGCGTCCGGGCTCAGGCCGCGGTTGCGGGCGACGAGCGCCACGAGCTCGTCGTGAAGGGCGTCCACATCGGCCTGGATGTCGGCGACGGCTTCGGTCGAGAGGGGGCTGTGCGGATTGCCCTCGACCTTCTTCCGCCCGGCATGGATCAGCGTCCAGGCATGACCGGCCATGGCATCGGCGCCGCTCTCGTCGACATGGACGGCGACGATGCCGACCGAGCCCACCTCGGCGGTGCGGCTCAGGTAGAGCCGGTCGGCGGCGCTGGCGATGGCGAAGCCGGCCGAGAGGGCAGACTCGCTCGCCACCGCCCAGAGCGGCTTGCCGCTCTCAGCCCGCAAGGCCGTGAGGCGCTCGACCAGATCGAGCAGGCCGCCGACCTCGCCGCCGGGCGAGTCGAGTTCGAGGAGAACGGCACGTGCCGACGGTTCGGCGAAGGCCGCGCCGATAGTGCCACCAAGCGTGCCGTAGTCGGTCGCACCAAAGAGGGCCGAGAGCCAGTCGCCGCGGCTGACCAGCGGCCCGACCACCGGCACCACCGCGATGAAGCTGTCGGTCAGGGTGAAGCCGTGGGTGGCATGCCGATCGCCGACGCTGGCCAGCGGGATCGTCGATCGAGCGTCGAGCGTGCGACCCACGGCGAGCAGGGCATCGATCGCCCGTGGTGCGAGCGCCAATGGCCGGCCGGCGAGCCGGGTCAGGACAGGATGGTGCGACGTCATGCGAGCCTCAGTCGGCGGGTGGTGCGGGGTTCGGCTGGGCCTGATCGTCCGGCGGGATCGGCTCGGGCCGTGCGCCGGTGAACGAAAGACCGAGTCCGCGCTCCCGCTCGCGGTCGCCGGCGATCTCGGCGTCGACCTGGTCGGCGTCGTAGCCGCGCTCGGCCAGCGCCTGGGTGCGGCTCTTGAGGCCCGCCTCGATCTGCTCGATCTCGGCACGGGCGTCCTTCAGCGGATCGACCCAGTCCCACTTCGGCGGCAGCCAGGAGCAGGCGATATGCTCGCGGCGGCGGGTCTCGTAGTCGGGGAGATCGAGGGCACCGGCCATGACCGCGGTGTCCAGCCAGCGGGCCCAGACCCGCCGGCAGATCTGCCAGACCATCACCGCGTGCTGGTAGGCCTCGACCCGGCGGCGGAACTCGAGCAGCGCCAGCCTGGAGTTCGAGTAGTTGGCCTTGAGCATGTCGTTCGACAGGTAGGCATACGGCAGCCCGAGTGCTGCCGAGACCTGCAGCAGGGTGCGGTACTGGAAGGGCTCGTAGGTCTGGCCGACATCGGCGGGTGCGGAGGTCTGCACCTCCTCGCCGGGCTCCAGCATGACGATCTGGCCCGGCTGCAGGTCCATGGTGCGCTCGGCCCCCTCGTCGCTCTCGGCCATATCGAACGGCTCCGCCGGTGCCGGCGTGGTGATGAAGAGCGCGTGCATCGCCGCCACCTTCTTGCGGTCGAGCTCGGCGTCGTCGTATTGGTCGAGGAGGAACAGCTTGACGATGCCGGGGGCGAAGCGGGAGACGCCCCTGAGCTGGCCCGCATCCACCGGGTCGATCACGTGGATCACCTCGGATGCCGGCACCCGCACCGTCTCGCCTGGCAGGCCCGGATCGGTCACGTCGCCCGGATGGCGGCGCAGGAAGTGGTAGGCGACCCGCCTGCCGATGCGGTCGAGCTCGATGCCCTGGCGGATCACGTTGCCACCCGGCAGCGACTCGTTGCGATTGAGCGGCAGCATCTCGGATGGGATCATCTGCAGCTGCAGGGGCACGGTGAGCCCGTCCTCGCGGCGGCGCGGTCTGAAGCGGAGGAATACCTCGCCGGCGATGAACACCTCGCGTGCGGCCCGGCGCTGCTGACCGTAGAAGTCGGTGAACCCCTCGGTGTCGCTCTCGTCGGTCCAGTCGAGCCAGAGCCGCTGCACCTCTGCCTTTAGGTCGGCGTCGGCGATCAGCGACGACGGCTTGATGCCGTCGCCGACGACGTTGCCGGCCCAGCTCTCGATGGAGTTGGCGGCATAGCCGTTGTTGCGCACCAGCCACCGCGCCCGCGCGGTGATGTCGGCGCCGGCTGCTGCCACCAGCGTGTTGAGATGCGCCCGGCTCGGCTGGAAGTGCCGCAGCCGCCGCGACGCCTCGCCGGCCTCGAAGCCGCCGATCAGGGCGCCGACGCGCCGGCGCCAGTGCTGCACCATACCCAGCATGCCGTTCAAAGTCCCTTGGCCGCCCGGGTCCGGACGATCCGCCGCCGAGACCCCGCCTTCGTCTCGGCGATGCGCCGCTCGAGGTCGCCCAGAGCCGCCGCCATCTCGGCATCGGTCGCATAGGTGATGCGCCGGCCCTCGATCTCGACCGTGCGCACGCCACGGAAGCGGGCGGCGAGCAGCGCTTCGTGCCGCGCCGTCATCTCGTCCAGGGTCATGGTCTCAGCTCACATAGCTCTGGCGGAACACGCGCCGTCCGTGCCGCGCTGGCGGGCGGCGGACCACACCGGCGGCAGGTGCGCGCTCGACACCACCATCCGTATTGCTCGTCGCCGCCTCAACGGCCGGCGGCTCGGTGGCACCAACCTGGCGCTCGAGGTCCCGCCATTTGTCGTCGCCCCAGCGATCGGCGCCGGCGATCCAGGCGGCCGCCCTGGCGTAGACCCGGCAGTCGAGCGCCTCGTTGCGCTCGCGCAGCTTCTGCCACTCGAGCTTCTGGAAGCCGCGCCTCGTGCGCGTGGTCACCAGCTGCTCGGCGACGAATTGCTTGCACCACTCGCTCTCCGCCCAGCCGGGCAGGTGGATCGTGCCGGGCGCGAACCTCACGCCGGCGGCGCGCTCCTCGTCGGTCGGCCGGTCGAGGCGCAGGAACCGATAGGTCTCGGCCTTGAAGGTGGAGACCGCCACGGTCCAGAGCCGGGCGCCGCGGCGGAGTCGCTTGCCGCCCTCGGTGGCATCGACGAAGGTCGGGCCCGAGACCGGGCTCGCCCGGTTGAAGCCCTCCACCCCCTTGACCGGGGCCACCTGGGCGAAGCCGGCACGACGGGCCCAGGCATAGACGGCCGGCGCCTCGTAGCCGGTGTCGATGGCGAGCCGGGACAGCGCCATGGCGGCCCCCGACTCGTGCGGCCAGGTGCGGGCGAGGAGCGCATCGAGCCCCGCCCAGGTCCGCGCCTGCTCGGGGCCGCCCTCGACGACGATGTGCTCGACCAGCCAGCTCTCCAATCCCCGACCCCAGGCCCAGACATCGATCTCGATCCGGTCCTTCTGCACATCGGCACCGGCGGTGAGGAACAGGCCGCCCGCCGGCACGGTGCCGGCCGGCCACGGCACCCGGCGATCGTAGAGGCGCTGCCAATCCGGCGCCTCGCCGCTCTCCTGCCAGGTCTCGCCCAGGACCCCGTTCTTGAAGCTCCTGATGGCCTCGTCCGAGCCCTGGGCCGCCAGCCACTCGCGGGCAATCCGCTCCCACGACAGCCAGCCGAGTGGGCTGTAGAGGCTGGAGATGTGGAACCCCACGGTCAGCGGATCGGCCGAGGTGGAAGTCGCCCGCCACTCGCCACCGGCGAGCATCGCCGTCTTGTGCCGCTCCTCGATCCGCGCGTCGCACCCCTCGCACTGGTAGGCGGCGGTCTCGGGACTGCCCTTGGCCCAGCGCAGCCGCTCGAACGTCAGCCACTGGCGGTGGCCGCAATGCGGGCAGCCGACGAAGAACCGCCGCTGGTCGGAGGCCTCGTACTCCCGCTCGATCCGCGATACTCCCCTGATCGTCGGCGTCGAGACCAGGAACACCTTGCGCCGCCAGGCGAAGGTCCGGGTCCTGGCTTCCGCCAAGGCCACCGGATCGCCCTCCTCGTCGGCCGAGGGCGGGTAGGCGTCGACCTCGTCGAGGAAGAGATAGCGGGCCGGCATGGACCGGAGGCCCACGGCCGAGTTGGCACCGGTCAGCACCAGGATGCCGCCCGGGAAGATCTTGCTCAGCACCGTGTTGCCGGAGTCCCGCGATCTGGCCGGCGCGACACGTTCCCGAAGCATCGGGCTCGCCTCGATCAGCGGCTCGACCCGCTGCTGGCTGAACCGCTTGGCCAGCTCGACCGTCGGCTGGACGGCCAGGATCGGCCCAGGGGAATGGTGGATGACGTAG